CAAAGAGAGGTTACAGGACAAATTATAGCTTTTACTGCAGAACAAGTAGCAGCAGATAAAGCAGCGTCAGATGAAGCCATAGCAAACGCAAAAGCAGTACAAGATTTTAAAGATTCACTAAGAATAAAAGACAAAGAGAATAAGTTTGCAGAAATCGAAGCCGAAAAAGAAGCAAGGCTTGTAGCTTTAGAAGAGTTAAAAATCTCAGAAGAAGAAAAACAGCAAATGATTTTAGATGTAGAACAAGCATTTAAAGAAAAAAAGAAAATAATCGAAGATGAAGAAGCAGAGAAACTAGCAGAAGAAAAAGAAGCATTCCTTACGGCACAACTTGGCGAAGAAGAGCTGTCATTAGAGAAACAAAGACAGATGGCCTTAGATGAGCTTACAAGGTTCGGTGCAACGGAAGCTGAAAAATTAGCTATAAATCAAAAATACAATCAATTAGAAGAAGAGCAAGACAAAATAAAAAGAGATGCTGAAATAAATATGGCAGCACAGACTTTTGCAGGTATTGCTAATTTACTTGGCGAAAATTCTAAGGCAGGAAAAGCAGCGGCAGTTGCCTCAGCTCTAATAAATACATATCAGGGTATTACGGCAGAGCTTGCAACTAAGACTGCAACACCTTGGGGTTTTGCTTTAAAGCTAATTAATATCGCTAGTGTTGCATCTATTGGTTTTAAGTCAGTAAAAGATATTTTAAAAACAGATCCTAAAACAGGAGGAGGGGGTGGACAACCTTCAAGCCCTTCTTATAGTGCAAACACGCCTCGAGCAGAAAGCATACCCCCTATGCCACCTGCATTTAATATAGTAGGTGCTAGTGGTACAAATCAACTTGCCGATGCGATCGGAGGCCAAACTCAGCAACCGGTACAAGCATTTGTCGTTGCAAGTGAAGTTACTTCTGCACAAGCATTAGAGAGAAATACTATCGAAGGTGCAACTATTGGGTAATAAATACAAAAACAAATAATTAAAACGTTATATAAGTATGAAAATAATTGAATTAGTTTTAGACGAAGAGCAAGAAGACTCAGGTATTGAAGCGATTTCTATTGTAGAAAGTCCGGCTATTGAGTCTGACTTTGTTACATTAAACACGCAAGAAATAAAATTAGCAGAGGTTGATAAAGACAAAAAGATCTTATTAGGTGCTTTGCTAATTCCAAACAAACCAATTTATAGAAATGGAGAAGAAGGTGATTATTACATTTTCTTTTCCAAAGATACAATCGTAAAAGCATCACAAATGTATCTTAGAAATGGATATCAAAACAAAACAACTATCGAACACGAAAAAGCACTAGAAGGCCTGACGTTAGTTGAGAGTTGGATTGTTGAAGATGAGGTACAAGACAAGTCAAGGAAGTATGGATTAAATGTTCCGGTAGGTACTTGGATGGGTGCTGTAAAAGTTAACAATGATGAAATATGGCAAGAGTATGTTAAGACAAATAAAGTCAAAGGTTTTTCGATTGAAGGCTACTTTGCAGACAAAATGGAAAGGCCTAAAGAACCGGTGCAAGAAGATTTATCAAAAGATGATAAAATACTAAAAAAAATAAAAGAAATTTTAACATCTAATAATGAGACAAAATAAAAAAAATAATAATAAGAATTTTATACCAAGCAGAACGAGTCCTACTGGAAGCAGCAGAGCTTGTTTATGTTGGGATACTAATACTTATTCAATCGAGTGTTGTGATGGCTCTATTCACGCACAAGGCATAGGTGTTATTACAAGAACATAGAGTGAAAATACAAAATTGAATTATTAATCCGTTATATATATAATATGAAATCAACCGAAATGTTAAATCAAATTAAGACACTTCTAAATATGGAAGTCAAACTTGAAGAGATGAAATTAGAAAATGGCACTATTGTAAGTGCTGAATCCTTTGAAAAAGGAAAAGAGATCTTTATCGTTACAGACGATGAGAAAGTCGCAATGCCTGTTGGCGAATATATGCTTGAAGATGGCAGATTAGTTGTTGTCTCAGAAGAAGGCGTTATTGGAGACGTAAGAGAAGTCTCTGATGAAGTGCCACAAAAAGAAAGCAAAGAAGGCGAAGAAATCACATCAGATCTAAAAGAAGAAGAAGAGTACGAAGAAGAAAAAAAAGAAGATGAGGAAAAGATGGCTGATGTTGGCGATTGGGAAGGAATGGAAAAAAGAATCCAAAATATAGAGGATGCTATTGCTGACTTAAAAGCAGACAAAGAAAGCAAAATGGAAGAAGAAGACAAAGAAGAAGAAATGTCAACCGAAAAGCCTTTGAAATCAAGAACAGTTAAAGAAGAGTTTGAAGCAGCATCTAAGCCAATCAAACATAATCCAGAAGGCTCGAGTTCTAAAAAAACAAAAGTAGAATTTGCTAAAGGCAAGTTTAACACGACATTAGATAGAGTATTAAATAAATTAAATAAATAAAAAAAATGAGTAATTTAAAAAACGTAAACTTAGCAACTACTGTTAACATCACTACAACTTATGCAGGTGAGTTCGCAGGTGAGTATATTGCAGCAGCTTTATTGAGTGCATCTACTATTGATGATGGTGGATTAACAGTAAAAGCAAATATCGCTTACAAAGAAGTAATAAAAAAATTAGCTACATCTGGCTTAGTAACTGCAGCTAGTTGTGATTTCACACCAACATCAACTGTAACATTAACTGAAAGAATTATTCAGCCAATTGAGTTACAAGTAAACTTACAATTATGTAAGTATGACTTTGTTAATGACTGGGAAGCACAACAAATGGGTTATGGATTAGGTCAATCTTTACCTCCAAAATTCTCTGACTTTATGATTGCACACGTTGCAGCAGAAGTAGCACAAAATACAGAATTATGTATTTGGCAAGGAGATACAACTGCAGGTTCAAACAATTCGTTTGATGGATTCCAAAAACTAATCGCAGCAAGTGCTGCAGCAGGAGATATTCCGGCAGGTCAGCAAGTAACAGCAGTTGCAGGTGGATTAAACGCAGGTAACATTATTGCTGAACTTGGTAAAGTTGTTGATGCAATTCCAGGTGCTTTATATGGTAAAGAAGATTTATTCATATACATCGGTTCTGCAGCAGCGAAATATTATGTTCAAGCATTAGGAGGATTTGCAGCTAACGGATTAGGAGCAAATGGTGTGAATGCACAAGGAACACAATGGTGGAACAATGGTTCTCTAAGTGTAAACGGAGTTAAGATATTCGTTTGTCCAGGAATGTCAGCAGACAAAATGTACGCTGCTCAAAGAAGCAACTTATATTTCGGAACAGGTCTATTGAACGATACAAATGTCGTTAAAGTTTTAGATATGGCTGATCTTGATGCAAGTAACAATGTTAGAATGGTAATGAGATTTACTTCTGCAGTACAATTTGGTATTGCTTCTGACATCGTAGAATACTCAGCATAATAAATAATTAACCAATAAAATAGGGTAGGTAGGATTATCTACTTACCCTTTTTTTTTAAAATAAAATATAAATACTATGGCTTGTACATTAAACGTGGGTAGAAAATTACCTTGTAAAGCAGCATTCGGAGGCATAAAAACTGTATTATTTGCAAATTATGGAACTATCGCATCTATTGCAGTAGATTCTACAACAAAAGAAGCAACTATTACAAATGGTAGCCCTGCACCTGAATGGTATCAATATGATGTAAAAGGTAACTCATCACTAGAAACAACTGTAACAAGTTCTAGAGAAAATGGTACTACTTTTTATACTCAAACATTAAATTTAACATTAACTTTTTTAGATGCTAAAACTCAAGCAGAACTACAAGTTATTGCTCAGGCAAGACCTTATGTAGTTGTAGTTGATTATTATGGTAATAATTTCCTATGTGGGTTTGAAAACGGAATGGAAGTGACTGGTGGAACAGTTGTTACAGGGGCAGCAGCAGGAGACCTTTCAGGGTTTACCCTTACGTTAGAGGGATTAGAAGAAACTGCACCTTATTTCTTAAGCGCAGCAGTAACAGCTTCTTCAACTACACCAATTGACCCAACTCCATAATTAGTTTTTTAATTGTAAAATCAAGCACTCTTTCTAGGGTGCTTTTTTTTTGCTTAATTGATTGTACAAATTATCAATATTATTACGTTATATAAGTAATGATTATATTAACTACATCAGCACAAGCACAAGCATTGTCAGTAATTCCAAGAAATTACTCTGATGCCTTCACTGTATCGGTAAGAGATGACAGTACAAATGATATGAAATTTTTTAATATTATCGGTGCTGCAACATCAGGAAATTATCTTAACTTTAATTTGACATTTAATCCTGTATTAGTTGAGAATCGTTTTTACGATTTAAGATTATACATTGATTATAACTTTTGGAACACGAATTACAGCTTTTGGCAACTATATGACCAAGTATGGAATTTAGATTCTGAATTTGTAGATAATATCTATAAAGATAGAATATTCTGTACTGACCAAGATGTTGACCAATTAAATAAGAACGAC